TACATCATTACCAAATGATTTAACAGTTGGAGGTGATCTTGATTTATATGATACCAAAATTACTACATTACCAAATGATTTAACAGTTGGAGGTGATCTTGATTTATATGGTACCAAAATTACATCATTACCGAATGGTCTAACAGTTGGAGGTTACCTTTATTTAAATCGTACCAAAATTACTACATTACCAAATGATTTAACAGTTGGTGGTAATCTTCATTTATTAGATACTCCAATAAGTAAAAAATATTCTAAGGAAGAAATTAAAAAAATGGTTCCGGGAGTAGAAGGTAATATTTATATATAAACAAAAACAAATGAAAAAATCAGAATTAAGGCAAATTATTAAAGAAGAAGTTGAATCTATAGTAAATGAAACACGTACTAGTACTAAAGATTTTGAAATAAAAGATGAAATTGGTAAATTTTTTGTAGTTACATCTCCTTTTAAAAATGATACTAAAGAAGATATACTATTTGAATCAGACGTTTTTAGCTTTGCAAATCAAGTTAGAGGAGGTTTAACATTTGAGGAGGTATTGGGATTATACAAAAACAAATCAGATGCTAATAGAATAGCAACTGAAGCCTTAAAAGAACGTGATACCCATTTAGATGAATTAAAATCATCAATGGAAGAATTCAGAAACCATAAAAAAGAAACAGAAGGTAAAAAATCAAGAGCTAAAGAATTAATACAAAAACTACAAAAATAATGAATTCTTTAGTAGAATATTTAATTATGCCTATTATAGAAGAATCTACCTATAAACCGGGAGTAGTATTACTTCCAGGAGCATTTAAACCACCAACCGAAGGACATTTTAATTTAGTTAAGGAATTAGCTATGGATCCTAGAACAAAAGAGTTAATTGTTATAATATCAGCAGGACAGAGAGAAAATATAGGTTCTGAAGAATCTGAAAAAATATGGAAAATATATCTTAAACATCTTCCAAGTAATGTTAAAGTAATGGTATCTCCTGAAAGTTCTCCTGTTAAAGCAGCATATAGTATTATAAAAGATAATCCTGATACTCATTATTTAGTAGCAGTAGGATATAGAGACGAAAGAGATAAAAAGGATATCGATAGAATCAAATCCTCAGAAAAATATCCAAATGCTGAAGGATTAGTATATAAAACAGATTCATCCACAAGAGCTACAGACGCCCGAAAAGAACTAGAGTCAAATAATCAAGAAGGATTTAATGAATATCTCCCTTCCCAACTCACCCCACCAGAAAAAAATAAAGTGTGGAATATATTAACTAATCCATCAATCCAAGAATCGGATCGAAAAGGAATTAAAGCGTTTTCCCGTGAAATTATAACAACCAACGAATCGCAACCTAAAGATTTTTCATTTTCATTAGAGGGGGGTTGGCTTCTTAAAAATGGGTTATTATCTTTAACAAATTTTATGATTGAAAACGGGGTAAATATTAAACCACTTCCTAGGGTTGTATTAATAGAAGATGATAAGAACAATGCATCTAATATTTTAGGTAAAACGGCTTATTATAACCCACAAAATAAATCAATAGTAATTTATACTTTAAATCGTCATCCTATTGATGTACTTTCAAGCTTCTGCCATGAAATAATCCATCATATTCAAAATTTAGATGGTAGATTAAAAAACATAAATACACAAAATATATTGGAAGATGATTATTTAAAAGAAATAGAAAGGGAGGCATATGAGCAAGGTGGCCTAATATTTAGGCAATATAAGGACTTCATGAGAAAAAGTATGTAAACTATCTTCTTATAATATTTATGATAAAACATCATGAGTATAGGAATTTATAAAATTACTAATCCTAAAGGTAAATTATATATAGGTAAAAGTAAAAATATAGAAAAAAGATTTAAATCATATTATAAAATGTGGCATTGTAATCAACAGATTCAATTATTTAATAGTTTAAGAAAATATGGACCTGAAAATCATACCTTTGAAATTATTGAAGAATGTTGTATTGATCAACTTAATAAAAGGGAAATTTACTATATTAAATTATATAATTCTTTAGATAATGGATTAAATCTGACAATGGGGGGAGATGGAGGAAAAATAACAAAAGAAGCGGCCATATTAAGGGGACTTAAATCAAGAAAACCTATATTGCAATATGATTTAGAAGGTAATTTTATAAGAGAATTTTTGGGTGCTGTAGAAGCTATTGAATTCTTAGGAAGAGGTAATCCAAACAATATAAATGATTGCGCTCGAGGAAAATATATTAGTACATATGGTTATATATGGGTATATAAATGTGGGGATATAGAACAAATTATATCTCCAAGACTTTCCAATCAAGGATGCCATAATAAATGGGATAAAGAAAGAAGAGAAAAAATAACCCAATCCAGAATGAACGAAAAAAGAAGTAAAGAATTCTGTGATAAAATGTCAAATCTAAAAAAGAAAAAAATATATCAGTATGATATTTATAATAAATTAAATAATACTTTTCCTAGTTTTAATTCATTTGATGGGTGTGGGGTTATAGGAACAACAAAACTTAGAAAAATTTTAAATAAAAATATATACTATAAAGGTTATAAGTACACTAATACTAAATTGAATAATGATTAAATTAAAAGATATATTCGAAAATGAAATAATAGATCAAGTATTCCAAATATATTGTGATTTAGACGGATGTTTAGCCGACTTTGATAAACGATTCGAATATTTTGCAGGGATGTCTCCTTCTGAATATGAAAAGGCATTTGGGATTAAAAAGTTTTGGGAATTGATAGACGAAAAAGTAGGTGTAAAATTTTGGACAGGGATTCCTTGGATGGAAGATGGTAAAATACTTTGGGAATTTATCAAACCACACAATCCAATAATTCTCTCAGCTCCTTCTAGGAATGAAGTAAGTAAAATGGGTAAAAGAATTTGGGTGAAAAGAAATATGCCTGGAACTAAACTCATCTTGGCAAGTAGAGGTAATAAACAAAATTACTCTGATAAATCTAATATACTTATCGACGATAGATTAGACACAATTGAAGAATGGAGAGCAAAGGGAGGAATAGGAATTCATCATACTTCAGCATCATCCACAATTTCACAATTAAAAAAATTAGGATTTAAATAAACAAATATGAATATAAGATTAGTAGGTAATACCGAAGAAGATTTACAAGCCATCGTTAAAGACATTAAAGATTATTTTAAAAATGTTAACAAAGATTTTACAAGTAAATTCACAACAGAAAAACGTAAGTTTGCAGAAGATGGAAAAATTGTTGAGAAATCTATAGATTTTATTACTGCTAAAGATAATGTTAATGGTAAAGAAACAACCATAAAACTTATTCCTATGTTAAACCCAACTGAAATGAAAATTGAATTGGGGAATGAAGGAGAATCTGTTATTAAAGGTAAAATTAAAAATCAACTTAAGGGTCGTGGTAAGATTAAATCGTATACTAAGGACGCTAAGAAACCAATGAATGAAACTCATTTAATGACTATAATTAAATCTATAGTAAGATAATATGAGACTCCTACGACTTATAATGATACCATTTATTATGGTTTTAATATTAACAGGATGTGTAGTTATTAAACAATCTACTCCTATTAAACCTAATTCTGCACAATCCCAACCATGTTCTATTTGTATCCAAGAGGGAGTTGCTCATTGTATATATCATTCACCATATAATATTCAAATAATAAAAATAAATAAATGAGTGAAAATGTTTTAAAAAAGGAATTCAACCCTAAAGATGTAAGTAGGTTAAGAAATCTAATCCAGGGTAAATATGGAGACAACACAACTACAGGAGTAGGTTATACTAAATCATTTATTTATAGAGAAGAAAATGATGTATGGGAAGAAGATGGTAGAAAATGGACTATAAAAAACGGAATTAAACAAAATATTACTAAACTAGATGAGGCTAAGAAAACTCATCTTTTACCTCTATTATGCCCATCTTGTAAATCACCAATGACACCTCATAGAGATAGATCATTTTATAATATTCATAAAATGTGTTTAAATTGTGTTTCTATAATGGAAACTAAATTACGCCGTGAAGGAAAGTGGGAAGAATACGAAAAAAATATTCATAATAACGAAATAGATAATCTTATAAGAGAATTTAAGTTATGGGTAGAAGACGATTTAAAAGATAAAAACCAATCATATATCACGGAAGCCGGTGATCTTGAGAAATGGGTTGGGGGTTCTAGTACTGAACAAAAAGAACAACAAATTCAAGAAACCCTCAAATATTTAGAAAATTTAAAGAAATGAACATAACTTCTATTACATTATTATCTTCAATTTTAGTAGCACTAATTACTTCAGTATTAGGCCCAATATTATTAGTATGGGTTCGAAGTAAATTTGATAATACTAAGAAAATCGATACATTAGGTGAAGCGTTTAAAGTTAATGAAGAAGTAGACCATCAATTAGATATTATGATGGATAAACTAAAATGTGATAGAATATGGATAGCTCAATTTCATAATGGAGGGCATTTTTACCCTACAGGAAAATCCATTCAAAAATTCTCAATTTTCTACGAAAAAATATCACCATTAATAGTTCCAGTTAGAAATATATTTCAAAACATCCCAACATCATTATTTCCTAAAACATTAGTTAAACTACACAATGATGGGGAACTCATAATTCATGATAATGAAATAAGTAATTATCAAGATATATCTTATTTATTTGATAACTGTAAAACTAAATCATTATATATGATTGCTATTAAAGACTTAGAAGGACATTTTATAGGAATAATATCAGTATCGTACGAAGTAAACAAACATACTTTAAACCAAGAAGAATGGATATTTTTACGTCAAAAAATAGGAGCAATTGGAAGTATATTAACTAATTATTTAAACCAACAAAAATAAAACAAAAATGGATAACTTTAGCGTAACTAAATGGAATAGAGAAAGATATATTGATGAAAACAAAGATGTTAAATCAACTAAAAAAATACAAGAAGCATATAATTCATTAATTTCTATGATTGAGAAAAAATCAAAACAATTAAATGATGATGAATTATATGAATTACATGAAAAAATGAAATCGTTTTTTACAAAATCAATTTAACTTTTATATTATTTTACATATTTATTAATAAACAATAACATAATGAACAACGAATTTGATTTCAAAGGGTATTTAAAAAATAACCCACTATTAAAAGAAACTAATATTAATATCAATATTAACGAATCTAAACTTAGAGAAAGAGTAAAAGCCGAAATTTTATCTGCATTAAAAGAAAATGATGCATATGAAGGAATTGGGGAATTTGATAGTAATAAACCCGCTCGTATTAAAGAATTTATTATAGCACTTAATAGGCTTGTAGATGAATATCACGCAGAATTATACTTAAATGATGGTGTATTTGATGCTATTTCAATGGTGATAAAATATGCTCAAGAAGAAGCAATGAATATGAATGAAGCTGAAGAAAAAGACCAACCAGAAGAAAAAGACCAACCAGAAGAAGAAACAACAACCCCAGAAGTAGCAGACGTAGAACCTGAAATTACTGGTGATGAAAAAATAGTACAAGACGCTTTAACAAAGGCATATGAAGCAGCAAATAAAATGGGTGATAAAAAACTATTAGACCAAATAGGAAATACTATCACATTTTTCACACGTTCTCACATTGTAAGTAACAAATAAAATTTTTATAAACCAAAACCAACCATTTATGAACACACAGGAATTAATTACCAGAATGCAAGAAGTATTTGAAACTCTAACTACTGAAAATTCAAGTAAATTTAAAACAGGAAAAGGTAGAGCTAGAAAAGCAGCAAGTGAATTAAAAAAATTAGCTGGTGAATACAAAAAAGCATCTCTAGAAGAAAGCAAAACCACAATCTAATGAACCAAACCTCAGGCCTCATCGTAAAAGGTGTAAATCCTATAGACAATCATGAAATAAGTAATGTTATTCAAGGTGGCACATTTTACGGTGAGTGGTTTCCTGATAAAAATCATTGGTTCTTTCCTTTTGATGAACAAAACTTGTTATCATTAAGGGATGATTTAGAACAAAAATTTATTGATACTGGAATTCATGCAGTATATACTGAAGTTGATGTAGAATTAAACGAATCTCTATCTAAAAAAGTAATAGATGCTAGAGAGGAAATTCTTAAAAACATGAAATCAAATAAAAGAGAATTAGTAAAGCGATATGGTGCTGATGCTGAGAAAGTTATGTATGGTAGAGCAACAAATTTAGCAAAAAAACAAATAAATAAAATGAACACAGAAAAATTAAGAGAACTTATAAAAAGTAAACTTTTAGAAGCTCCTAAAAAAGATCTAAATAACGACGGAGAAATAAACTCAAAAGACTATTTAATGGCTCGTGATAAAGCTATTAAAGCAAAAATGGGAAATACAAACGAAGCCGAAGAAGGTGATTTTATTTCTGATTTTATTAAAGCATTAGAAGATGTTAAAACTGTTTTTTTATCTAAATCAAAAAATAATAAAATAAAAGGTCCAATTCTTAAAGCATTTAATGAATTTATTGATGAAATAGATAGACTTGCTCCTCAAAAATTAAAAGAAAACATGAGCGGAGAATCAGGCATAATGGTATTTGGTAGAACTCCTATAGATAATAATGCAATCGGTGAATTTATCGAAGAAGAAGATTATTATTATGCAGAGTGGAATAGAGAAGGATTTTGGTTTTTTCCTGAACAAGAAGATTCATATAATGATTTAGAAAAAGCATTAGATAGAGAATTTGCTAAAAGAGGAATTGATGCAAGATTTGAAGGAATATTTATGGAATCATTAAATGAAGATGATTGGATGCAAGCTGATGACGAATCAGATATGGCTAAGTCGCAATTAAGATCTATTCAATCTAATGTTTCTAAATTAATGAACATGATTGGAGATGACGAACAATTAGACGCTTGGGTACAAGCTAAATTAACTAAAGCAGAAGACTACTTAAACTCAGTTGAAGGATATTTAGAGGGTGAAAGTAGTTTAACTGAAAATGATGTTAAAAAAGACACTCCTGAAATTAAAGCATTAATGGTTACTGCCGATGATACATCAAAAACCCCAACAGAAAGAGATAAAGCAAGACAAAAATCATCTAATTTTGCTAAAACATTAGCTGAAAAATTAGCTAAACAAATTAAAGGAAATGACTAAAACTGATCTTCGAAATTTAATTAGAAGCATAGCTCAACCTATTCTAAAGACTCCACCATCTACAGAAATACCAAATGTAGAATATGAGGAATTAGAAAAATTCCCTGAATTAAAAAAAATAATCGTTGATCTACTTACCCAAGACTATGCTCGTTTTTTAGATGGAATTGATTGGGTTGCTCCTCGCCCTACTACATTTAGAATAAATTTACTAAATGGACAAAATTTTTATCTGATATATGGAAAACGTAGTTGGATAGCTCAAGTTGAAGGTAAAAAATACTATCTTTTAAACCTAAACGAAGAAGAATCAGCGTGTCAAGCAATTGCTGGAATATTAAGGTTTGGTGCTAAAAATAAACCAGTAGCTGAAGGAGAAGAAGAAGAATCTAAAGAAGAAGAAATACCTAAAGAAGAAGCCCCCGAATAAACTATGGACGTATTTGATAAATTTTTTAAGAAATATTCATATAAATTTCCAAAAGGATATCCTGACATGAAAAATGAGCAGGATGTTTTACTGCTCGAATCAATATTAAAAGAATTAGGTATAGACTTAAATGAAGCAAAAAAATCATATAGGGAAATCATTAGAACTATATTATCATCACCCGAAGCAAAGGGTAAATTAGATACCCATTCAAGACCACAAAGAGTAAAAAATATAGGAAATATAAGTAATAATGATTTTGTAGATATACTATCAAATATTTTTGATATAGATGCTAAAGATATTAAAATATTACCTCCAAAAGCAGTAGGAAATCCTAGTAGTAAAAATTTTGCATTTCAATTCTCTATTGAAGGTCAAGAAGTAACACTTGTATTAGGAACTGAATCTCGCGGAACTAATATTGAAGATTATGAATTAAGCAATTTAAATGATTTTATTAATAAAAATGGAGGAAGTATAAATATCAAAGTTGGGGATACAATATATAAAGATATTACTAAAGTTGAAAAAGTACCTGGTAATAAACAAGCTGATTTCGTATTTGCGGGAAAAACTAATTTATATATTCAACATAAAGATCTTAACGGATCACAACAATTATCAGGAGTAAAAAAATTAGAAGCAAATCCTGAAGTTAAAAGTTTTGTTAAAGCTGTAAAAGAAGCATCAGGTGGAACCCTTCAAAGTAAAATGAATTTTAAAAGAGAAGTAGATTCTATTGACTTGCAACTTAAAGGAGCATACGGTATAGGAGATTCATTTGGGGTAGATAAAGTCCAATCTATTATGTTTGGAAATATAGAAATTAGACCATCACGTAGTGGTACATATTTTGAATTATATAGTCCAGTTCAATTTGAATATCCAAATCCTTTAACTGGAGATTATGCGTTATATTTATTTGCCACTTATAGAAGTTATGGTATAAATCAACAAGGTATTAATAATTGCCGAATTGGTTTTTATCCATTAAAATTTTATCCATCCGCTAAAAATATTTAATATTTATTAATATGAATAGACTTACTAAAATAATAAAAGATGTATTATCATCTTACCCAAAAAAAGATTGTGGATGTGGTTGTCATGGAAAATGCGCTACTAACGCTCCTATGTTAAACGAAAATTTAGGTGCTAAAGTAATTATGACTGAAAATATGAAGTATCATATTGACAACAAAAAACCATTAATCGAAAATACATTTCGCTATGGTTCAAAAGCATTTTTAGATTTATGGGCTGAAGCTAGATACTTATATTCACGTGATGCCATAAATTTAAGTGAATCTGATAAACAAATTATTTTAGAAACACATTTAGGAGAACGTGGTTTATTTAATGGTGAATTAGTCCCATTAGATTTACCTATGGAAGATTTAGATGAAAACCAGAAAATAACAACAGATCAATTATTAAATAACCCAAAAACATTAACTTTAGATAAAGAAACTTCTATTAAAGGTAGACAATTCAAAACAGGAGATAGGATATCAGTTCAATATCAATTTGATGATGATGGTGAAAGTTTTTTTAAAATTAAGGGGTTTGGAGCTGATGAAATCTCCATCCCATATATTCCTAAAAAAGAAATGGATAATTTTTTAAAAAATGCTTCATTATATTTACCTACAGAAAATTTAAATGAAGCAGAATTTAAAGGTAAAGAAGTACAATTAGGTAAACCTAAACGTGGTGGATCTAAAAAATTCTTTGTATATGTAAAAGATCCTAAAACAAAGAAAGTTAAAAAAGTATCATTTGGAGATACAACTGGATTGTCTGCCAAAATAAATAACCCCAAAGCACGTAAAGCGTTTGCCGCTAGACATAACTGTAAAAATAAAAAAGATCGCACAAAAGCTGGTTATTGGTCTTGTAACTTAGGTCGCTATGCTAAGTCTTTAGGAATGAAAAATAATTTTAGTGGATATTGGTAATAGAATTGACACCCCAAAATTTATAATAAAATATGGCTTACGTTTATATTATAACTAACATTATAAATAATAAAAAATATATAGGATCTTCTAGAAAACAAACTGTAGATCCTCACTATTATGGTAGTGGGAAAAGAATAAAAAATGCTATTAAAAAGTATGGTATTGTAAATTTTACTAGAGAAATATTATGGGAAGGTGAAGGAGACGCTAGAAATGTAGAAACTTATTGGTTAGAATGTTTTAATGCTGCCTCTAATCCTCAATTTTATAATATGACTAATGATGCTAGAGGAAATACTTTACATAAAGAAGAAACAAAACTCACTATTAGCGAAAAATTAACAGGTCGTAAATTTTCTAAAGAGATATGTGATAAAATATCCAAAAACAAAAAAGGTAAACCCAATCATAAGAAAGGTAAACCTGATGGTCCTAAACCTGGAGTTACTGAAGCCCATAAAGGTAGAGTTAGTCCTAATAAAGGAAAAGGAAATCAAGTAGCTTTATATAAAATATCTGGAGAATATATTAAAACTTATTCTAATTATCATGACCTAGCTATTGATATACAAATACACCCAGAAACAGTAAGATGTCAACTTGTTGGAAAATCTCAAACAATTAAGAATAAACAATATAGAGCACAATATTTATAATAAATGATAAAACTTTTAGACCTTTTACGCGAAGAAAAACTTGATATCCTTAAACCTAGACGTTCCCCTGAAGAACGCCAAGCTAACTTTCTCATTACAACCAATAAAAAAATTGAACAATACATAAAGGATGGAGGCAAAGGTGATCTTAATCTACAAAATACCCCAATTACTACATTACCAAATGATTTAACAGTTGGAGGTGATCTTGATTTATATGGTACCAAAATTACATCATTACCGAATGGTCTAACGGTTGGTGGCTATCTTAATTTAAAGCGTACCAAAATTACCTCATTACCAAATGGTCTAAAGGTTGGAGGTGATCTTGATTTATATGGTACCAAAATTACATCATTACCTAATGGTCTAACGGTTGGAGGTAATCTTGATTTAGAAGATACCCCAATTACCACATTATCAAATGATCTAACAGTTGGAGGTTACCTTTATTTAGCAAATACTAAAATTACCTCATTGCCAAATGGTCTAAAGGTTGATGGCTATCTTAATTTAGCAAATACTCCAATTACATCATTACCGAATGATTTAAAAGTTGGGGGTAATCTTAATTTACATGATACTAAAATTACCTCATTACCTAATGGTCTAACGGTTGGTGGCTATCTTGATTTATATGGTACTAAAATTACATCATTACCAAATGGTTTAACGGTTGGAGGTTACCTTTATTTAGCAAATACTCCAATAAGTAAAAAATATTCTAAGGAAGAAATTAAAAAAATGGTTCCCGGAGTAAAGGGCAATATTTATATAAAATAAAAACAAATGAATTTATCACACCCCAAACTTTTATTAGAAAACAAAAAATACATTTTAGAAAACGTAAAGTTAGCTAAACAGTATGTTGATTCAAATCAAATTACTAATGATTTTTTAAATACCTTAGTTCAAGCTGATCCTACTCCTACTAAAAAATATGTTGGGTGGATGGCTAAACAATGGGTAAATAAAAGTGTATCTGATATTGACGAATTAAGAAATACGATTGAAGAGTTTAATACTTTCCTTAACAAAGGAAAAATGAAAACTAAAGATATAAACGCATTCAAATCTTTTAATGATTTAAAACAAGAAATAACCAAACTAAACCAATCAGGTGAAGGTAAATCGATTAAAGACTTAGAAAAAGATTACGATGTAGTAGTAGATAATAATGACTTAGTAATAATGTCTCCTCACACCCATGAAGCCTCTCGTAAATTAGGTTTAAGTGTTTTCTCATTCAGAGACTGTGAAGGAGGAGGAAAAGATTCATCATGGTGTACAACATATAAAGCACCTGACCATTTTAATGATTATTACTACACCCATAACGTTACTTTTTACTATATAAAGATAAAATCTCCAAAATTATTGGAAGAATTAAAAACAGCATTTCCAAAAAAATATAAAGAATTACAAGTAGTAGCATTAGCAGTTCTTGATAATGGAAAAATAGATGGATATGATGGGTTAGACAAACAAATGAATAAAAAAGATATTGATACTTATACCGATATAATAGGAATTTCATGATAAAACTTTTAGACCTTTTACGCGAAGAAAAGCTTGATATCCTTAAACCTAGACGCTCCCCGGAAGAACGCCAAGCTAACTTTCTCATTGCAACCAATAAAAAAATTGAACAATACATAAAGGATGGAGGCAAAGGTAATCTTGATTTGCGAAATACTCCAATTACCTCATTACCAAATGGTCTAAAGGTTGGTGGTAATCTTTATTTAGCAAATACCCCAATTACCTCATTACCAAATGGTCTAACGGTTGGTGGCTATCTTAATTTATACAATACCCCAATTACATCATTACCAAATGGTCTAAAGGTTGATGGCTATCTTGATTTATATGGTACTAAAATTACCTCATTGCCAAATGGTCTAAAGGTTGGAGGTGATCTTAATTTAGTAAATACTCCAATTACATCATTACCAAATGGTCTAACGGTTGGTGGCCATCTTGATTTATACAATACCCCAATTACCTCATTGCCAAATGGTCTAAAGGTTGATGGCTATCTTGATTTATATGGTACTAAAATTACCTCATTGCCAAATGATCTAACGGTTGGTGGCCATCTTGATTTATACAATACCCCAATTACCTCATTGCCAAATGGTTTAACGGTTGGTGGCTATCTTAATTTAGCAAATACCCCAATAAGTAAAAAATATTCCGAAGAAGAAATTGAAAAAATGGTTCCCGGAGTAAAGGGCAATATTTATATATAAACATAAAATAAGTGATTAAGCTTATAGACATATTCAATCAACTTCTCCAAGAAGAAAAAGAAAAACGCGACAGATGTTTACGTATTGCTGATCGCAAATACGATAAGCCATCTGCATACAAATCAGGAGCCGTTGTAAGATGTCGTAAAGGAGATATTTGGAAAGATTTAAAAGAAGATACAACCTCTTCAGCAGAACAAAAAATTGATGAGTTACCTAAGGGTAAACTATTTGATGATGCAAAAAATATAGAAGGCATCTTTAATAAAAGTCAACATAGTTGGAGTGAAGTAATCGAATTATTTGAAAAAAATAGAGATAAAGGTCAAGAACAATATGTGAACATAGAAGACATTCACATTACACAACCTAATATCCAAAGCAATAAAGTAAAACAGGTAATTACAAATACAAAAGAATTACCTATTATAAATATTGTTGAATTTCCAGACGGTGAAAAAGTAATTTATGACGGACATCATAGACTTGTAGCCAACTGGGCTCTAGGAAATGAAAAAATTAAAACAAACCTAGTTCAAGTTGAAAATTTAGAAGAAGCTGAATCATTACATAAGTGGTTTAACCGTCAAGGAGCAAAAGGAAAAGAAAAAGGATGGGTAGACTGTAATGCACCAGACGGAAACGGAGGTTATAAATCCTGCGGAAGAAAAGAAGGAGAGAAACGCTCTAAATATCCTGCCTGTAGACCAACAGCAGCACAATGTAAAACACCTGGTAAAGGTAAAAAGTGGGGTAAAACAAAATGATAAAACTTCTTCAACTACTAACTGAAGCTAAAGAAAGCTTTGAACAATTTGCTAAAAATCGTTTAGCAGGTGCTGAAAAAATTATAGCTAATGCTAAGGAAAAAGGTGGAGATGCTTTATTAACATATAATCACTTTAATGTAAAACCACCTTATTATAAAAAAGCAATAAATGGTAAATTTGATAAAGAAGCGGCCAAAAAGGAATTTGAAGAAATATATAAAAAAATATCATTAAACATGACCCAAACCGAATTTCAAAAAGAAGTTGGTCGTTTAGAAGTATTAGGTGAACTATTAATAAGAGAAAAATAATATGATTAAATTAACAGATATACTAAACGAAGCAGAGATAAATAAATGTCCGTCTCCAACTCAAAATATTGAGTTAAACCTTCAAAATAGACAGAAGGCAATTAATGAATATGGATATGGTCCCTTAAATCCTAATGAACCTAATGAAAAGTTTTGGCAAGCTAAAGCAGATATGTGGAAACTTGATTCTGTAAAAGAGGCCAAAACATCACGTTGTGGTAATTGTGCGGCTTTCGATGTTACAGAAAAAACATTAAATTGCATAGCTAAAGGAATAGGAAACGATGAAGGATCAGAAAATCCATTTGACGTAATTAAAGCAGGACAATTAGGATATTGTAGGTTTTTAAAATTCAAATGTGCCGCTGCTCGAACTTGCGATGCTTGGGTTATTGGTGGTCCAATTAAAGATTCAATATAATGAAACCATATACTGACGTTTTAACAACGGAAAATACAATTATCAGGGAGTTTGGTGATAACATAGATCCCGTTGAATTAAAATGGCATTTGGATGAGTGTAGCCGCCACGTTACCATTTTAGAGGGTAAAGGATGGAAATATCAAGAAGATAATAAATTACCTTTGGAACTTAACGAAGGGGATTGTATATTTATACCAAAACAAACATTTCACCGTATTTATAAAGGAACAACACCACTAAAAATAAAAATTCATCAATGAAAAAACAAATGCTAAGCGAACAATTCCTACGTATGCAAAAGCTAGCAGGTATTATTAACGAATCTGAATATAAGCAAGACCTAGAAGAAACTAATGTTGAATTAGATGATCAAGAACAAGATGTGATTGATGGTCTTAAAAGTGAGATGGATGGTGTTTTAAAAGGAATGGAAAAAGAACTTGAAAAAGTATCTAAAACTGCAAATGAAGGTATCTTAACAGCAGCTAGTATCGCCCTTGCATTACCAGCAGTTATGGGTCTAATATCTAGACTTGGAAAATCCGCAGGTACTTTAGTTAACAAAATGTTAGGTAAAAAACCTTCAAATGATTCTGATTATCAGAAATGGATGAGTAAATTGGGTAATATTGCTGATCAATTACATCATTTATATGTAATTCCTATTGAAGCGATTGTTAAAAAGTTTGTTAAAGACCCAGAAAAAGCTCATAAAGTAGCAAATGGTATATTTCATGTTATTGTGGCTGTTTTGTTTATAGCCTCAGGAGTTACAGCTGTGAAAGCACTTCAAGCTAAAAATGTATCTTTAGCCACTTTAGAAAGTGCTTTAAGTGCAGTTAAGGGAGGGGAAATTAAAACATATATCTCTAATCTTTTATCATAATATAAAAATAAAACATTTAAACCGATTTCATAGCCGGTTGCTCTAACAAGAGATAAAAATATGGAAGCTGTGGCTCCGATCGAAAGATTGGAGCCACTTTTATTTGGAAATCTAGATAATATGTTGTATATTCAAGAGTGATGAGACTTTATGACTAAAATTTATATATTAGAACAAGATGGAGTTCCGTTTTATGTTGGAAAGGCTAAAGACACAGTTAGAAGAAAACATAAACATTATATTACATATGGTACTGATATAATATTAACTATTATTGATGAAGTTGAGGATTGGAGATACTGGGAAGAATTTTATATTTGGTTATTTAAAAGTTGGGGTTTTAAATTAGAAAATAAAAATAATGGTGGAGGTGGTCCATCAAGCTATACTGAAGAACAAAAAGATAAAATGAGAAAACCACGTAAGGAAGGAACAGGAGATAAAATTAGCAAAACTTTAAAAGAAAGAAATCATTCAAAATATTATACTGAAGAAGTAAGGCAGAGAATGAGGGAAAATTTGAAAGGAAGTCATGGAGGTTCTTTTACAGAAGAACATACTAAAAATTTAACAAAAAGCCACAGAAAAAGATCTAAAAAAGTTTTAATGTATAATTTTCAAGGAGAACTTGTAAAAGAATGGGAAAATAAAGGAGAAGCTGTTGAATGGGTTAAAGAAAATAATAAAAGAGCAAGAAAACAAAATGTTAATTCTCAAATAAAAGATTGTTGTTTTGGAAAAATAAAAAGTTGTTGGGGGTATATTTGGAGATATGAAGGAGATAATACACCTTTAGTCCCTAAATTTAAAACAGTATATCAATTCGATATTAATTTTAAATTAATAAACGAATTTAAATCTTTATTCCAACTAAAGGAATGGATCTCTAGAAATTTACCTAATAGAAATATATCAGGTATATCTAGCCTTATAAAAAAACATTCACAAAATAAAATATATAAAGTAGATAATAATTATTATTCAATAAATAAAGAAATATGAGAAAAGATAAAATCATAATAATAGGTGGGGGAGTAGCAGGGGCTCATGCAGTAACAAAATTAGTAGACAATGGTTATCCTGGAGAACTTATCACAGTAATTGATATGGGAAAAGATCCTTATAAACGTAAGCCTGAAGAAGTAATGTCAGGCTGGTTAGGTAGTGGAGGATTTTCAGATGGAAAGTTAACATACCATACATCAATTGGGGGTCAATTATCAAAATATTGCGGTGAAGAAAAAGCAATGGAATTAATGGATCAAGCTATTGAAATGTGGAAACGTTTCCATCCAGATCCTTCTAAGATTATGTACTCAAACCCCCAAGAAGAACCTGATTTTATTAAACCACACTTTGGTCTTAGATTATTCCCAGTATATCATATTGGTACAGATTACTTACACGAAATAGGAAAAAGATGGTACGATTATTTAGTATCTAAAGGTGTTAAATTTATGTGGGAAACTAAAGTAGAAAATATTGATTTTCAAAGGAACGAATTAACTTATTCATATTATGACCATCAAGTAAAATATTACAATACTAAGTTTGGAGATAAAATTATATTTGCAGTAGGGAAGAGTGGTATTGATTTCGCCCAACAATTAGCTCAAGATTACAAACTCCCAGATGAACCCAAATCAGTACAAATAGGCTGTAGATACGAAGCACCACAAGAACACTTTCAAAAATTAATCGATGTTTCATATGACTTTAAGTTATATAGAAAATTTGATGATGAAGGTGTTTCGTTACGTTCATTTTGTACAAATAATAATGCAGCATTCGTTGCTGTAGAGGAAACATATGGAGATCATTCATATAATGGACATGCTAAAAAAGACGAAGCATATAGAAATAACATGACCAACTTTGGTATTTTAATGGAAATTAAAGGCATTGAAGATCCATTTACTTGGTCACGTGAGGTAGTAAATAAATTACAATCAAACAATACAGGTTTATATTACAGCCCGTCTCGTACTCCTTCAACTACATCAGAAGGCAATGGTGTAAGTGCAACTCAAATTAGTTTAGATACTTTAACACACGTTGTTGAACCTGCAATGGAAGGTTACTTTAAATATGTTTGGGATTTTATCCAAGATATGAAAAAAGTATTTCCAACATTAGAAGATGATTGGGGTATTTATATTCCTGAGGTAAAATATTTATCACCTGAAGTAAAAGTAGATTACTCTAGTTTATCTCTAATAGATTACCCAAATGTACACTTTATTGGAGATGCTTTATCAGCTCGTGGTATAACAGTAGCAGGTTCTCAAGGTGTTTACGTAGCAGAACATATCCTTCAAAATACAGATTTCCCTGATTTTATAGAAAATTTTAATTAAAATATATGTCTAAAAAAGAAAAATACTTCGAAACCAAAACCATGAAGATAGGAGGAGCACTTCATCATTTCTTTAGAACAGATGAGTCTCAAAATTGGAAATACCATAATTTTTCAGGTCCTGCTATTGAACCTATAGAAAAAGAAAGTACATTTAAAAAATCATATTACTTATATGGTATTCAATATACATCTGAACAATTCAAAGAATCAGTTAATGATAGAGAAGGACTTCCATTCCATAAAACTGCGGCATTTAAACAAGGAGCTAATAGGACTTAGTTGGATGTATAAATAAAATTTATTATCTTATAAAAAAATAATCATGAAAAAAGGATATAAGTTAGGATTTTGCGGTTCAGTCAGTGTAGGAAAAACCACTTTAGTAAATGAATTAGCTAAATTAGAGCAATTTAAAGAATATTACATAGCAACTGAACGTTCTAAATATTTAAGAGATTTAGGCATTCCATTAAACACAGACTCTACTTTATTAGGTCAAACTATATTCTTATCAGAACGTTGTTCTGAATTATTAAGGGATAATGTACTAACAGATAGAAGTATAATTGATGTAATGGCATTTACATCTTTATCTAAATCAATGTCAAGAACAGAAATATTATCATTTTGTGATTATGCATCAAATTTTATATCTTTATACGATCATATATTTTATGTATCTCCTGAAGGTGTAAAATTAGAAGACAATGGAGTAAGGGCGGTTGACGCAGAATATAGAGATCAAATAGATGAAGAAATTAAATATTTATTAGGAATTTACAAATCTAAAATTAAAAACTTTCACGTAATATCAGGTATTGTTGAAGAACGTATGGAGCAGGTTAAACAAGCACTTTCTTTATAATATTTATCATAAAAACATATAATGAAGAAATCTGATCTTAAAAAACATATCAAAGAAGAAATACTTTCGATCCTAAAAGAAGCATCAACAGCATTAGTAACTTCTAAAGGAGGAACAAAACCAGTATCTTTCTCATCCCCTTCAGAATTAAATGCTCTTAAAACAGATTCTAACGTAACATCAATCACAACAACTGCAGGGCAAAAGATTAAAGAAACCGAATCTACAGAAACATATATGATTTCTAAAGCAGGTTCTAAAGGTATTCCATATTATGTTTTAGAAAAACCAGATGGGTCTAAACAAATAGATATGATGTTTTCTTCCCCTGAAGAAGCTAAAAAATATGCTACTAAGAAAAATCTAAAATTATCCTCTAAAAAAGGATATAATATGAATGAAGCCAAAGAAATAAATGGCATTCCGGGTACTGTAACAATTGGTGGAGGTAAAAGCGGGATTTTAATCCCAACTAATCAAGGAGATTATATATATTATGTAACAGATGATGAATATAATGCTTTTATTAATGCCGGAGGTAATGCTCAAAAATTAATGGCAACTATTTTCCTTAAATCAGGTAAAGCAAAACCATACAAACCTAAATATAACCCAATGGCTAGTTTAGGTGGAGGGAAAGGATACCACATTGATGAAGATAAAATTGAATCTGATTTTTTTGAACGAGAACCAAAATCTAAAGATATTGAGAAAGGAGAAGGCATAATAGCTAAAACTAAAAATCTTTTAAATTTTCAAAAAGAATTAAAAACATTATCTAAAGATATGCAAGATTTAGCTGCTGAATATAGAGAAGCTGAAGGATCTGATAAAGATGAAATTTTACGTTCATTAAAAGTTAAAACTGCCGCTAAAAAGGAATTAGAGAAAAAAATAGAACAACTTGAAAAATATGTATAGTATAATATTAGGTGTATTAAAAAATGTTTTAGTATTTCTAAAAAAATTAGATTTTAAATCTTTATTAATCATAGCACTAATCCTAATAATTTTATTTATTAAAGGATGTGGAGGTAATCACCCACCAACACCTACAAAAATTATTAAAATTGATGGAAAAAAATATAGTGTACTTAAACATACGATTGATACTACATACATTCCAAAAAATACAGTTATATATCGTAAAGGTAAAGACATTGTTATTGAAAAAGAAATTCCAATCTATATTCCTCTAAACATAGATACTTCAGCAATAATTAAAGACTATTATACAAGTAGATTATATAAAGATACACTTACATTAGACTCATTATCATTTGTTGTTATTAATGATACTATAGCAAAAAATAGAATAGAATCGAGAAAATTTAGCTCTCATATAGTATATCCCGTTATTAAAGAAACTATAGTAGTAAAGGAATTACCAAAAAATCAATTCTTTTTAGGTGCAACTCTTGGATTTGATAAAACGAACATAATAAATTTTGCAGGTCCCTCATTTATATTTAAAAGTAAAAAAGATTATTTATACTCTTTTGGAATAGGTTATAGCAATGCTAAAACTGTTAGTATACAAGGAGGAATGCTTTTTAAAATTAAATTAAAAAAATAAGTTTTGGAACATCAAATAAAAGATATAATGAGGCAGGAGTACATAAAATGTCTCCAAGATCCTGCCCATTTTATGAAAAAATATTGTCACATTAGTCATCCTCAAAGAGGAAGAATTATGTTTCACTTATATCCGTTTCAAGAAAAGGTATTAGGCCTATTCCAAAAAAATCCATACTCTATAATACTTAAATCTCGTCAGCTAGGTATATCTACATTAGCTGGTGGGTATGCTTTATGGTTAATGTTATTTCATAAAGATAAGAATATTTTATGTATTGCAACTAAACAGGATACAGCTAAAAATATGGTTACTAAGGTAAAATTTATGTATGATAATTTACCTTCATGGTTAAAAGAAAAAGATAAACCCTTAGAAGACAATAAACTAACTCTCAAACTAAATAACGGCTCTCAAATTAAAGCAACATCTGCCTCAAGTGATGCAGGTAGATCAGAAGCTGTGTCCTTACTATTAGTAGATGAGGCCGCTTTTATTGAAAATATTGGAGAGATTTGGGCCTCAGCTCAACAAACATTAGCAACAGGAGGAGGAGCAATTGTTCTTAGCACTCCATACGGAACAGGAAATTGGTTCCATCAAACATGGGTCAAAGCAGAAGCATCTGAAAATGACTTCTTACCTATCAGACTTCCATGGTATGTTCATCCTGAAAGAGACCAGGCATGGAGAGATAAACAAAATGACTTATTAGGAGATCCAAGATTAGCAGCTCAAGAGTGTGACACAGACTTCTCTAATTCAGGAGATACTGTATTTCATCCTGAATATATAAAATACTATGAAGAAACTTATATTAAGGAACCGTTGGAGAGGCGAGGAGTTGATCGTAACTTATGGGTATGGGAATCTCCAGACTATACTCGTCAATATTTAGTAGTAGCGGATGTAGCTAGGGGTGATGGGAAGGATTTCTCAGCATTCCATGTTATTGATGTTGAGTCAAATACGCAAGTTGCTGAATATAAAGGGCAAATTGGGACTAGAGAATTTGGATACCTATTAGTAGGAGTAGCTACTGAATATAATAATGCTTTATTAGTAGTTGAAAATGCGAATATAGGATGGAGTACACTACAAACCATTCAAGAACGAAACTATGCTAATTTATATTATTCTCCAAAAAATGGAGAAATTACAGCTGATTCATATTTCGATCAGTTTATGGATTCAAGTAAAACAGTAGCAGGGTTTACGATGTCTTTAAGAACAAGACCTATGGTAATAGGTAAATTTCAAGAATATGTTGGTGACAGATCAGTAGTTATTCAATCTAAAAGATTATTAGAAGAAATGAAAGTGTTTATTTGGAAAAATGGTAGAGCTGAAGCTCAACAAGGGTATAATGATGATTTAATTATGCCATTTTCTATTGCTATGTATTTAAGAGACACAGCATTTAAATTTAAACAACAAGGTATAGATTTAACTAGAACCGCATTAAACAATTTTTCAACAGGAAAAAATCAATATCAAGGAGCTTATTTTTCAAAAGGAGTAGATAATCCATACTCTATGAATATAAAAGGTCATAATGAAGATTTAACATGGTTAACAAAATAAAAATAAAAAATGGCAGATAAAAGTATATTTACAAGACTAAAAAGATTATTCTCTACAGATGTAATCATCAGAAATCAAGGAGGAAATAATGTTCGTGTAATAGATGTTAACCACATCCAAACAACTGGAGAAATTGAAACTAATTCACTTCAAGATAGATTTAATAGAATATATAGTAGTACAAATCCTTCATCATTATATGGAGCCCAATTTAATCTTAATTATCAATATTTAAGAACTCAAATGTATTCTGAATATGATGTTATGGATACAGATGCTATTATAGCTTCCGCTCTAGATATTATTGCAGATGAAAGTACATTAAAAAACGAACAGGGAGAAGTATTACAAATTGTAAGTAGTGATGAAGATGTTCAAAAAATATTATATAACTTATTTTATGATGTATTAAATATAGAATTTAATATGTGGTCATGGGTAAGACAAATGTGTAAATATGGTGACTTTTTCTTAAAATTAGAGATAGCTGATAAATTTGGAGTATATAATATTATCCCATATACTGCATATCATATTGAAAGACAAGAAGGATACGATAAAGCAAATCCGGCTTCTATAAGATATGCATTTTCACCTGATGGTTTTGCTGGAGGTAGTTATGGTTACTATAACTTACCAAATCAACCTACTAATTCAAATCGAATTTATTTTGATAACTATGAGATGGCTCATTTTAGGTT